GGAGGGTTTGGGGCATGGCGACTACTCGTGCGTGCAGGTTATTGATGTCAAGGAGGGGCGACAGGTCGCTATTTGGCATGGTCGCATCCCGCCGGACGAGTTGGCCTATGAGGTTTACAACCTTGGTGTTTGGTATGGGAATGCCTTGTGTTGTGTGGAGTCGAATAACCACGGTTTGACGACGATTGTGCAGTTGCGCCAGTTGGGGTATCCCAACCTGTTCCGTAAGCGGTCTTTGAACAATGAGACAAACAAGATGACTCAGGAGTTTGGTTGGAAGACGACGCGTACGTCTAAGCCGTTGATGATTGATGATTTGGGTATGGCGTTGAAGAATGAAGAGTTGGTTCTTCATTGTCGTGACACGGTTGGTGAGTTGAGGACGTTTACTCGCAATGAGCGCGGGTCGATGTCTGGGTCGCCCTATGATGATCGGGTGATGGCGTTGGCTCTCGCAAATCAGATGCGCAAGTACGCGTTCATACCGGAGTATGTTCAGAAGGTGGATGACACGTTTACGTTTGATTGGTGGCGTAGGCAGATCCCTACGAACGAACCGGATCAGGGAACTATCGGTTCTAATGTGTTTCGTGGGACAGCCTAAGTCTCTGTGTAGGATAATCAACGAAAGGGAAACCCCTTGAGCAAGCCAAATAAGTACAATGCCTCCGGCATGGGTGCGACGATGAAGTTGAACACGAAGCAGTTGTATAATGGTCCTGCCCGTCCGGGCGGGTCGCAGAAGGCGACTGTCAACTTCACGGGCGACGACAATGCCCATCCCGGTGAGTTGGGTTCTGGTGTGCATGGGCGTGAAACGCCGCTCAACCAGCACGGCAAGACCGGCAAGGTTGAGCCGTCTGCTTCACAGCCTAATGGTGCTGTTCACAGCACTTGATTCTACCACCTGACGCAACTTACGAACAGTTTGAAACGTATGTTACGGACCTGAAGGGTCCGAAGAGTCGTTTGGAACTGGCGGAGTTGTGGGAATGGCGCCAGAAGTTGCTAGGAGTGAGGGTGGTGACTGGACGCACGATGCGTGAGATGCTGCCCCCAGACGAGCAGCATTTGACTTTGCGCGAACGTGAACAAAAGGTCATCGCTGAGGCTCGCGCGGCAGGAATAGAACCTGAGAGGGCACCCGCCTAATGGCGAAATACGATCATTACGAAGAGGTCCATGACCGGTTGGAGATGGCCCGTCGGTGGCGTACCGAAGAAGGGTACGACTCCAAGTGGCATCGACTGATCGACCTGTACCGAGGTAAGACCTATTTTGGGGTTCGTGATCCCGCCGATGGGTCTGATCGCGTATCTGTGAATCTCGCGTTTTCGACGGTGAATGTGATTGAGCCGTCTGTTGCGGTGAATCACCCAAAGATTACGGTTCAGGCTAATCAGGAACAGGATCAGGACCGGGCGATCTTCGTTGAGTCGGTTGTCAACTATTTGTGGCGCCATCACGACTATCAGAAGCCTTTCCGGCGTGCCGTCAAGGACTTCCTGATTCTGGGGCACGCTTGGTTGAAGGTTGGCTGGCGTTTCGTCGAAGTCGAACGCGACATGACTAGCGATGAACGCCGTGGCCGTTTAGACATGGCGCAAGCCGAAGTCCAAGACTTTGCCTATGCGAATCCGCAGTTGGCTGGCGATTTGCCGTCACCGCAGGATCTGATTGATTCGGTGCCAGCCACGATGGTAGATGTCGTGGAGGATCAGGCTTTCGTGGAACGTATTTCCCCATTCGACATGATGGTGGATCCCGAAGCGACCTGTCTGGAGGATGCGAAGTGGATCGCCCAGCGCATCGTCCGCCCGTTGGCGGATGTGAAGAAAGACAAGCGGTTCAAGTCGTCGGCCCGTCGAAATCTTACCGCCGACGCAGGTTTGAAGGTGCGGTGGGATAGCGACTACGAACGTGAGCAGTACGCCGAATCCACGGATCGTGTCACGTTGTACGAATACTACGACATCAAGAACGGAACCATTTCTGTTTGTTCCCACGATGGGGAAACATTCCTGTTGGATCCGACCCCGATGCCATACGACTTTGGCATCCCTTTCGTCATGTTGCGAAACTATGACGTTCCCGACCAGTTCTACCCAATGGGAGATTTGGAAGCGATTGAGTCGCTTCAGGAAGAACTGAATAAGACCCGAACGCAGATGGTGAACCACCGTAAGCGTTACGCCCGCAAATACCTTTACCATGAGCGGTCGTTCGGCCCCGAGGGCCGCGAGGCTTTGGAATCGGATATTGATGGCCGGTTTGTGCCGGTTGTGGACGAGAACCGGAACCTTGCCGATGTAGTGACACCGTTGCCTCAGGTGCCTTTGGCCCCAGAGATTTACAACCATTCTTCGATTATCGAAGGTGACATCAATGTTGTAAGCGGCGTTTCCGAATATGCGCGTGGTCAGATGCCGGAGGTTCGCCGCACGGCGACGGAGGCCAGCATCATTGCTGATGCGGGTAACGCCAGAGCATCCGACAAGTTGGCGAAGATCGAACTATTTATCGGATACGTGGCCCGCAAGATTATCCAGTTGATGCAGCAGTACATGACGCAGGACCAGATGGTTCGCATCACGGGCAAGAACGACCAGAAGTTGTATGTCGCTTACACGCGGGATGACATTCTTGGCGAGTACGACTACTCCGTTGAGGGTGGTTCGACTCAGCCGATGAATGAGACTGCGCGACGACAGCAGGCCATTTCGTTGATGAACGCTGTTGGGCCACTCGTTGGAGTCGTTATCGACCCGACAGAGTTGGCCCGACACGTATTGCAGGAGGGATTCGGAGTGCAGAATCCTGACAAGTTCCTAGTGCAGCAGCAGCCCGCAGCGCCTGAAGGCGCGCCTGCTGGGGCACCACCTCCGGGTCCACCTCCACCGGGAGGAATGGCACCGCCCCCTATGGGCGGTGGTATGGGTCCGGGTCCAGTCCCCGAACAGGTCTTTGAGGCCACCGGGGGCGTACCGCCAGAGTTGTTGTCACAGTTGCAGAACCAGATGGGTCTGGAACTACCCAACTCGTAGCGGGACAGTTATTTCATTATCGTAGGAACACCCGAAAGGATTCCTTATGGCAAACGAAGAGACTTCAACAGGAAACTCATACACCGTCAAAGTTGACGGTCGTGAAGAACGAGTTTCATTGGATGAACTTCAAAACGGGTACCAACGTCAGGCGGATTACACCCGTAAGACGCAGGAGTTGGCATCCGAACGTGAGAGATTGGCTCAAGGAGAGGCAATCGTCCAAGCACTAGAGGCTGACCCGGAAGGAGCGATTACTGCTTTGGCAGGATCATTCGGAGTTGGTGTGGGCAACCACAATACGTCATCCCCTGAACAGGGGGATTACGAGGATGTGGACCCTGATGAAGTTCGCTTGCGGCGCATTGAGTCTTCCATTGAAGAACAAAACCGAGCGTTGAGACAGCAAAACTTGCAGAAGGAAGTGAATACACTCCGCGACAAGTACGACGGTATCGACTTTGACGAGAAGGCGCTGTATGCGCACGCTCTGAAGAACAAGATCAACAACCTTGATGCCGCATTTACCCACATGAACTGGGATCAGATGCAGACGGCAGCCAAGGATGCTGAGATTGTTGGAGAGAAGCGTGCAGCCCAAATCATTGATGGTGTACCCGGTTCCTCAGAAGGAAACGTGGAGCGTGCAGTTCGTGCGGTGGATTCGATTCGTGATGCTTTTTCGCTGGCAAATCAAGAACTATCCGATTCATAACAACTATCAGAAAGGGGTGATTTAGCATGGCCGCAGGAAACGCTGATTTCAATCAGATTCTTAGCACTACGCTAAAGAACTACATCCCGAAGTTGGCGGATAACGTCTTTACTGCCCGACCGCTGTTTTATGCGCTAACCAATGGACAGACATTGCGGCGCATCAGCGGGGGTGCAAAGATTGTTGTTCCGATCATCTACGGGACCAACTCAACCGCCGGTTCTTACGCAGGCGACGACACTATTGCTATCACGGCTCAGTCAGGCATTACGGCTGCTGAGTACGACTGGAAGCAGTACGCCGCTAGCGTAACGATCACCGGTATTGAGGAAGCCAAGAACAACGGTGAAGCAGCGATCATTGACCTTCTCGAAGGCAAGATCATGCAGGCTGAGGAAACCATCATTCAGAACATGAACACCATGTTCTGGTCGAATGGCGCTGGCAACGGCGGCAAAGACATGTTTGGTTTGAACGCCCTAGTTGGAACTGGGAACGACGGACCATCAGCAACTGGCCTTGCTGGTATCGACGCTACCGATGCCGACAACTCTTGGTGGAGGTCAACTCTCACCAATCAGGGTGGTGTCCTAACCGTTGCCGCTATGGCGACCATGTACAACAACGTGTCTGTTGGTAACGACCAGCCGACCATTATCATTAGCGATCAGGACGAGTACGAGGCTTACGAGGCTCTACTCCAGCCGCAGTTGCGGTACACGGATGCCCGTGTGGCGGATGCTGGATTCCAGAATCTGCTCTTCAAGGGCGCCCCTGTGACCTTTGACAGCGACACCAACCTTGACGGTAAGATGTTCTTCTTGAACACCAAGTACCTGAGGTTGGTTGCTCATTCGGAGACTTGGTTCCAGCCAACTCCGTTCGTGCGGCCCACAAATCAGGATGCGCGTTACGCGCAGATTCTCTGCTACGGCGAGTTGACTACGAGCAACCGTTCCCGGCAGGGCATGATTTACGGGCTTACCGACTAACTAGGAGCAGAACTTGAAACGAGAAATCGCCCTTGTGTACAGCAGACATGCTGAACTAGCAGGTGCACGCGGCTCCGCGCCATCCCACTACGCTCCCGGCGAACGCTCTGGAGCGAGGATGGTGCCCGGTGTAACCGGCGACTTGGGGGAACCTCCCATTTCTCACGACGGGTTCTGTTCCGAAATGACCCGCCACGGGGCGCGCTGTAAGGCGCGTCCCGTGGGCGGGTCCACCCTCTGCATCGGACACACGAGGCAAAAGGCTGCCACCTGATGGCGGATATGACCCTTGTTCAAATGCGCACGCAGGCGCGCGCTATTGTGGATATCGACACGACAGATATCTCCGATACGGTTCTAAATACCATTATCGGACAGGGGTTTGATTCAATCGTTTACAGCGAGAAGCGGTGGCCCTTCTATGATGCCTTGA